TCCAAAGTGTACCCCCCCCACTTTGGATAGTGGGGATAAACAATTATCTACAGAAGTTATTAAGCAGCTGTAATAATCGCCACACCTGCGTTATCTCTATTTTCGATAACACCGTAGAGCAAGTCTGCAGTAGTTACAGTTGATAGATATTCAGGGATGTAGTTTGATTGAACACGAACACCGTATTTACCAGTCATTGAAGAGCCACTATTTGATGCCATTGAACCACCTGAACCAAGTGGAGATGTAGCAAAGTGAATAGCGTCTTTATGAGCAAGAGCGTTGTAGCGACCAGTTGTTCCTGAAACATATTGAATGTTGTTAGAAACGAATACTGGAATACCGTACAATGAAGCTCGTGGTGTCTTAGCTGTTGGGTCATTCACTGGTGAGTTCACTGCTAGAGAGAACTTATCAATGTTTTGAATTTGCTTCCAGAATACAGCTGGTGAAACGAAGAATGCTACATCAGAAGATGTGTCAATTCCTACAGCTTCAAGAGCTGAGATAGCTGAACGAATATCAGAATCAGCAAGGTTTGCTGTTGATGAACCTACAGTTGTTGAGAAACCAGAGAACAATGTTGCGATTGCTACTTCGAGCTTCTTAGCCATTGTGTATCCAGCATTCATAGCATACTTCTCTTGGAGGTAGTATGAGTGCTTAACTTGTGCGGCTTCTCTATCTTCAATAGCGAAAGACACTTCATACCATTGGTCTACAGCAAGAGTAATCTTTGTATCTGTAGGGGCATTTAGTGTAACTGCTGTTGCATTTGTTTTACTGTTAGCGGTCATCTCTCCCACGTTTGGAGTGTAAAGAGTTGTACCACCATCAGCAAGTTCTGCTGAGCGGTCTACGAAGAAGTCAGCAAGCATAAGTTTTAGCTTGAAGAAGTCGTTTAGTTTCTCACCCCATTTTAATGGAAGGTAAGATGCGAGTGTTGTTAATGTTTCTGATGTTGTTGGGAATGCCATAGGGCATAACCTTTAACTTATAGTTTTTTTAATGAACTTTTGTTAAGGCTTATATAATTAAACCTGTGTTTCTTTCCAAAGAGCCATGTGCTCTTCACGAGTCATTCCAGAGCGAAAACCTTTATCAGTTTCGGTCTGTCCAGACCCTCTTGATGCTCCGAGTTTAGCTTTCTCTTTACGTTGCTTCTCCTTTAAATCATTTTGAAATGAAGTAAACAGTGGAGTTTTAAGTGCTTCGTTAAGAGTAGTTCCTGTACCCTTTGCAATTATCTTTGCTTGTTCGATTTCTTCATCAGACAAGCCTTTGGCGATGAGCTTCAACTCCTCGGCAAGTTCTACAGGCGAGTTGTTAATAGTTTTTTGAGTATCCCCCCTAGCTTTTAGTGCTTTGAGTTCAGACTCTGCTTTCTTTGCTCGTTCAAACAATTTCTTGTTTAATTCTGCAAGTTTTGCTTTCTCTTCATCTGTTTTTTCAGTTTCCTGTTCAACAAATGTGTCGTCAGCTTGATTTTCAGTGTCGTCCACTACTTCGGTTGTAGAGTCGAAGTCCTCGATATTGGTATCATCCATAAATTTTCCAAGTTAAAGCCTCTTGGTAGGCAATTGATGATGAAACTAAGCGTCCATCTTTCTCACCACAATTTTTTATGGTGAGTGAGATAAAAACTAGCGTGCTGGGTTTACAATTTCTTTAGCCTCCTCTTTAGGAATAAACATATTATCTAACTTTTCAAACGCCTTGTCAATTATTTCTTTAGCTTCGGCTATTGGTTTTGTATCACCCTTTTCAAATCCAACCCTAACCATCTCTTCTGTAACACACTGGATAAGAAATTCCTTCACATTCTCTCTTGTTGCTACATCCTTATGAAATTCTTGGAGTGATGCCATACTATGCTGGTATTGGGTTAGCTTCTAATGATAGTGGTTGTTGTGTTGCACCTTGTGCCATCTGAGCTGTTTGAGCCATTTGAACATTCTTAGCGCTTTGTTGCATTGCTGCTGATAGGTTTACTGGGCTAATTCCTGCACCTGAAAGTTCTACTAGCTTCATAAAGATTTCATTTAGCACAGGGTCTCCAGCGATATTAGGGTTTTGACCGTATGTAGTAAGAATTGAGGTAAGTGATTCTAGGATAGCCGCCTTATTTTTCTGTTCACCTGTAATATTTATACTTATTTTAGCATTTAAGTTTTTATAATAATCTTTTGGTATTTCAATAAAACGCTTTTCCTTAGTTGATTTTATTAGAGTATCAGCCTCCTCTAAGAACGCAGTATATTCCTCTGGGGAGACAATCTTACCATCGAGAATTGCATTTGTAGCCATCTTGTTAGCTTCTTTTGTGGCAAAATTCTTATCTATCTCCTTAAGTTCATTAGTAGAAAACTCATGAACAAGTATATGCTCTTGATTTAGTTGCTTAGCCTTGTAAGGTAATATCCAATCAGTGAAGATTTCGTTTATAAAGATACCCATGTCCTCTTGGAGCTTTTGAAACACACTTGATGATTGTTGGAGGACTGTTGCTTGTAGTCTAAACGGTGTTCCTGATGGTGGAGTATCACCTCTCTGTGCTGAGTATGCAGAAGTAGTTTTTTCAAACTGGTCATACCACTGTTCTTGAAGTGTTAGATATTGCTGAAGACCACCACTAGGGAGGAGGTTTATCGGTGTGATTGGTTTTCCGTCTTCATGTTCGAGAATTTGCCCATCATCAGTCTCAGTGAGCATGTTTCTGCCCTTTAGTTTTTTAGACGCTGATTGCCCAATAACCTTAGTTGTATACTCCATGGCTCGATGTTGTTTCAATACAGCATCATTTGTCCAAACCTGAGCCTCTTCTCCCTCCTCAACTACCCCCCTACCAAAAGCTCTTCCTGAAACTTCTTTACGAGCCTTGTATTTATATACACGCTCAGTATTATTCTCCCAATAGAGTGGGATAAGGCTATCTGTGAACTTCATATTAGCGACACCTTTTTCAAAGACATCTGGTGTTCCAGCAATGTAGTAAAGTTGGTGTGTAAAGTCGGTACTCTTTAGGTCTGACTCTTGTTCTGTTCCACCATCCATAAGGTCAATGTAGTAACTAGGGAAATCTCCTCGTATCTCGTAAACAGGAATACGCTTTGTTGATTTTTCTTTACCTAGTTTTTGTACAGCTTCTTTAACCTTAGACTTATCCCATGAGTCCATCTTCATCATTTGTGAAGCAGTCATGTAGTGAACCTCGATGATAGGAGAATTTATAATGTCTACTTGGTCTGTAATAAGGTTTTTCCATTCTGGTATTTGAATATCTATATCCTCCTTACCATCCTTATTTTTTACAATAACTTTTTTAACCAACAGAGAGCCGTATCGACTATCTGTATCAATCATCTTGTTTAGTGTTTTACCAAAGTTGACACTTTTCATCCACTGGTAAATATCTTTAGACATAAGCATTGATTCTACATAGTGATTAGGGTCATCTGAGGTTACGGTTATGTCTTTTGTGTCTATATCTTTAGCCGCATTCTCTGTATCAATAATGGCATTTGATATTTGTTTAAAAGGTTTCTCGCGACCCAGTTCGTCTTTTTGACCATTTAGATATTTTGAATCAGAGTAAAACTCAATAGTTCTTATCTTATCCTTTTGACTAAAATACAACCCGTCTAATCGTTGTATCGGCTTATCATACTCTATTTTTATTTGTTCTAGTTCATTTAAAATTGGATATTTCATCTTGTTTGGTTTTTAGCTTGTTTTTGTTTACATTGCATCCTGTCTAAACGCTCAAGTTCATCCGTCTTATCCTTGTTAAAGTTTGGCTCTTTAAAGTACATTCTTCGTACTATTGCCCATTCATCAGGGTCATACAGTGTTGGTCTTGTTGCTTTGACACTCATTTGACAATTATACCATTTATCTAGTTAAAGGTGTTGACTGTTTTAGTCGGGACATCAACCTTGAAGCCATCTCCTCCTCGATACCAGTCGAACCATCTTTCACGAGAGAAACTAAACCATACCTTACGGCGTCTAGTGCGTGGTCAAAACCAGCCTCAGGAACATTAACTATCTTTCCATCTCTATCTTCCATAAATAAATAGTTTGAATACTCACGAATTATATTTGACGAACGTTTGGTGACTGATACTCTTTGTGACTGAACAACTGAAATACCGTTACGGATACTGTCTGCACCTTTTTCTGCACCTACTATATCAATGTCATAACTATGAATTTCGTCAATACTCTTAGGCTCTGCACTATCGGCAATAACTAAGGCTTTTGGGTAATTTTTAAGAATATCAGCAATTTGTTTGTTACTTAATCCCTTAGAATAAGTTATCTCATCTAAAATATACCCTCCGTTGTAGTAATAAATAGCGACAATAGAAGTTGGGTCGTTTGTGTAACCAAAGTCGAGACCGTACCTCTCAAGTCTTGCTTCGTGTGGTATCTCATCAATTATCGCCCAATCTTTATAAATACGTCTCTCTATACCAGTCGGTTCTCCAAGCCATTTAGTTTTATATAGTGTTGGTCTGTTAGCCTTATCGTCCTCCATTTCTACTCTAATGACCTCTGGCATCATTCCGTATTTAATCATAATATCATAATTCACATTTATGACTAAAGTGTTTGGTCTTCCTTCTAAAACCAACCGCTTGTGTACTGGGTCATCCTCAACCAACCTGTTATACGTATATATAATTTGACTCCCTGCTTTACGAACTGTTGGTGTTAAAACATTTATACTCTCCTCGGTGATAGTTTGAGCCTCTTCAACCCAAGCAATATCAATGCCCTCAATAGATTTGATTGATTGTTCGTTATTCCATAGACCCTTAAAAATAAAGTCTGTTCCTGTGACGGTGTTAATTATAGATTTATCTGTAACCTTATAATCAGTTAGACCATATAGCTTAATTAGGTCACTTAAAAGTTGATGTGAAGACTCAGCGATAGAGCTTTGAAATTCACGAAAACAGCCAATACGTATTTTCCCCATTCTTCCACGGATTAAAAGATAGCGCGCCACTGTGTGCGATTTTCCAGAAAAACGACCACCATAAATAGCAGCTTCACGCCAATCTTTATCAAATAAGCGTTTGTATTCAATGGGTATTTCAATTACTACCTCCCTAGTTTCCATCTATAAACTTTACTAACGCTGTATTAAGAGATTCTCCTGCGGTTGTTATATCAGTATCTTGTTTAGCTTTGCCCTCAGCCATTTCCCAGATAATTTTAGGGTCTAACGCTTTCATAAACTTAGCCTTTTCTTCTGGTTCCATATTTTCAAGCATTTCTCTGGCAAACTCTTTTAATGTCTTACCCTTTGGTCTACCAGCAGGGTTACCAGATTGCCCTTTCTGAAATTGGTATTGTTTAAGCCAATCGTAATTCTGTTTTCTTTCCTGTTTTTCAGTATCTTCCATACCCTAATTATACAAGCTAATCATTATCCTGTCTACATAAAATACTTGTGGGGATTCTATCTTAGACAGACAAATAACTACTCTTCTACCACTTCCGCTTCTTTCTCTTGTTCTGGGGTATTCTGGGGCT